CCAGCATCATCTCCAGTAGAGGTAGACGCTGTAGTGTTTTCCTTGCTCATAATTTATTATCCCTTTCTTTAGTCCTCAGTTTACTTAGCTTTCTTCTTGGAAGTGACAGGTGCGGCTACCTTAGGTGCTGCTTTTGGCTCCTCCTCAATTCGTGCTTGTACATCTCGAAGTGTTGAAAACAATGCCTGTAGGGTAACGGCATGTAAACGACTCTTCTCATTCCCTTTACCTAGTTCACGGATTAGGGATACTATTGAACGCTGAATATCAAACTCAGCTTTCTTTATTTCTTCTTGCGTATTAGTTGGAATCATTATCTTGTTCCTCATCATCTATGTGTGATTGATCTATAAACTCTTGGTTAAAACCGTAGGTCTCAATGTTAATCAATCGTTCTTTTACAGAGCCTAAGCCCATAGCTACGTGGTATAAATACTCTCGCTCTTTGTTGCAGTGAGCTTCTGTGTTCAACCACTTTAAAAATAAATCTGAAAGGATGTCGCCATAAGCTTCAGTGAAAAACTCATCCCTTTCCTTCTTGGAAAAGGTAGCCTTAGCTAATGCTGTTTTAGCATCTGCAAAAGGACTAGGACGGTATGCACCATCAGACTGAAGTTGAGGCTTGACCTTCTTGTCAATACCTTGCTTATACTTCTTCATAGTTTAAGTCTCTTGTGTTAATAGTTAATAGTTGGAGCCTTTTTTAAGTTGGGGCCCCAGCAACTAGATATACAGAATCACCTCCTGAAAGTGCTACATCATAGGGCCTTGGGGAGCCATAGGTTGTGCATTAGCGTCTGGTGCAGCTGATTGCTTTTGTGCAACGTTAGTTGTCATAACCTTAGCTACGAGTGCTTGTGCTTTAGCATACAGTGCATCGATGTTAGTCTTAGTAGGTAGCGGCTGCTGTTCTTTACCAGCATCCAACGATAACTTCGTCCACTCTTGTTCAGACTTATCTAGGGCAACCATAAGCTGCTTAAGATTATCTTGAATGGCATTCTGTGCTTGTACATTGGTGTAGTCAATATTAGCTTTCTGCAGATCTACAGCTAGCTTCTGTGTCAACTCTTCGAGCTGTGAGGCTTTCGCCTGAGCTTCCTGATCACGTTTTTGACCTTCTTCTGCCTTAGCCTTATATTCCTCAGTGTTGATATCAATTAAGAAATCTAAGGGATCTAACCCAAGGGCATCCAATGCTTGGACTGCAATAGTTGAAGCTGCTGTAGGTGCAACCACAGCGCCTGCCCCAGCATCCCGAAGGGCTGGTAGGATCTGTTGTCCAACTATTTGTAACTTCTGCATAACTGTTTGGTTGCTGGCATCACCAACATCTGCTTCTACTGACATGTACTCTACCTCAGGTAGATCGTCAATACCAACATCTGAATAACGTGCATTACCAGTATACCCACCAACTGTACCACCCTTCATCTCTTTACGCATAGTCCTATACAAACCTTCAAGTAGTTCCCTACCTCCAGTTTCCATAAACCTACGAGCAATGAATTGAATACGCATCTGTGCAGCTGATTGTACTGACGATACCTTAGACTCTGAATTACCAGAAACATAGAGGGCATCGTTAAGACCTTGGGCTGCTTTAGACAGACCAGTGGCTTGTTCTTTGTGACCTTGCAAGAACTGTAACAAGGGTACTGTTCCTGTAGAGATCTGCTCTGGAGGTAACGAGGCAACAGCGCCTTGTGGGTTACCGTTAGATGCAATGATCTGCTTTGGCTTCATGTTCTGCAGTGCAGAGAAGTCAACAACATTGGGGTCAGCGATCTTAGGAGCATAGTTTGTAAGGTAAGTGTTCTCAACGAATCCACGTAAGATAGCTGTAGATGCAAGGGTAGAGGGACGAACCATATCTGACATTGATAGTCCTTCAAGCTCGAAGGGGATCTCAAAGGGAGTGAAGGTAGCAATCTGGATATGATCTGCATCTTCTTCCTGCAGTATAGTATCACCCACACGTACAATGTACTTCAGTTCTGCTACACCATCACCATCACGATCAACATGAGTCCAACACCTGAGAACTAACGCATCTTGGTTAGCTTCTAACTGGTTGTCATCACCTGCTCCTAGTAACAAAGATGTACCTATAGCAGCTTTACGTGCTAAGGAATCTGTGTTAAGTCCTGCAGAGAAACTCACACTATCTTCAACTGTAGACCAGTCGATAGTATCAGCCACATCAGGCCAACGTTCACGTATTTCAGAACGAGTCATCTCTTCCTCAAACCCTGCAAAGGATGCATCATGTATGCCTGTGGCACCACGAGATACACGCAAGGTTTCTGGGGGAACTGCTGTAACAACTACCTTGTTTTTAACCTTAGTACGCTTTAGTCGTACATCAAGGAAGTTACCTGTTTCTTCGTCTAAGTAGATGTCACCAGTAACAGTGATCTCTGGGTCAGACAATAGAACATCTAAGTTAGTGCTGTCAATCATCTCATACTCTTCAAAAGACACCTTCTCTTCTGCTACGTATGACCATGTTACTGCTGAGAGTTTCCACATTAACGCTGACTTTAGCCATGTGTTCATTACAGACCAGCCACGGTTCTTAGAGAAGAGACAGTGGTTGATTAGTTCTGATGCTGCTGTAGCTCGATGATACGCCAAGGGAGTCTTGTCGTATGCCTTAAACTTAGCCAGTTTGTTATTGTCGAATAGTAATTCTGATAGTACTGCGGAGTAACCTTCAATTGCTTCTACTGTATCCGAGGATACGATGCGAGATACACCCTGAGGCTTTAGGTGTCCTTGGGGTATCATAGCGTATTCATAGGTAGACTTCTGACGTTCATCAGATAGCTCAGAGGTATCTAAGAAACTGGCACTAGACTGTGCAAGCTTATAGTCGAGGAGTGTGGTTAACTCTTCATCAGATACAGCAACTTTGTATCCGTCTTCTTGGTTCATTGTCATTGTGTTGACACCTCTTAAGTTAGTATGTGGGTAAGCACCCTACAAATCAGTCATGTATATAATTAGGTGGTTTCATTAGATCCCCGAGGGAACCCTTTCTTCCTCTTCCCGAGATGTGAAGAAACCAGAACAAACATCTATTCATAGTGGAGGACTATGGGAAAATTGTGTGAAGACCCCTAGGAAAAGGAAGGGGCCCTCGTATAGCTAAAAGTGCTACTGACTTGCTACACTGGGCGGACCTTTGTGTAGTCTCGAATGTAGATAATTTAAAGTACACAGTCCTCAAGGCTTAGGCTATATAGGCCCTAGCCTGTATTCCGTGTAGATAGTATTATCACAGTGTGTAGATAACAATTTAGTCTCTATAAGGGACTCAGTAGATTACAACCATTCAGTGGTATCCTGAACGTACCCTTGGCTCTTGAAGGAAACCCGAGTTGTTGTTAACCTATCACCATGAGTACGTAGGACCTCTAGGGCGATAGCTGTGCCTATTACTGTATCATCGTGATGACCTGTTATAGCATTAGTCTTTCCACTATCATCTGCTACATACGTCATACACTCTTTAATGATCCTAGGGGAGTTAAGGGCTATATCATCATTCTCAATAGCATTCTTAAGTTGACCTATGATCATAGGCTTGGTAGCCTGTGTTGTTCTCCAACCTAACCTAGGCCCCTCTTCGTTAGAAATAGAAGCTGTCTTAGTCTGGTGGTATAAGTTTACGTAGTCCATCTGTTTAAGACGGTTAAGTGTTGCTATACCTAGTGAGTTGGACTCAACTGCCACAAGGGCATTGTTGTAGTACCTACCTAAGTAGAAGAGTAAGTCTCCATACATAGTAGGGTCAATCATGTTGTTACGATACACAGCTACAACTTCTCTGTTTATATCTAAGACAACAGCAGCTGATGCATCTCGACCCACACCCAGTGCACAGTCAGCTCCAATAATAAAATGGTTATCAAAGGAGGGGTACTTGTAGATCTCAAGAGAACCTTCACGATGCTCTTCAAACATACAGGATAGTGCGTCAAAGTCTTGTTTCTTAAGACAAGGAGCAGGCACTGTGTTAGTCAACTTCTCTGTATTAAATACGTTACTACCTGAGACTACAAAGGCTTCCTCTGCAGTACTCGGGTACTCTTGACGGAACTTATCTCTAGTACCTTCAGCAATCTTTAACCTTCTCCAATGCATCTGATCTATGTTAAGCTCATGAACTTTCATCAGGAGTAACTCTTCTGTACTTAAGGTCTCAGTGAACTCTTCAGGTTCTAACACCTTTCTCGTGTACTCTGGCATAAGGAACCAAGGGACGAATATAGGTATGTAGTCATTCTCACCATTAACAGCACCTTGCCATAACCTGTGGAACTCATTACCTACACCATTAGCTGTAGACTCAAGGATAACCTCTGTGCCATCTGCTTCTGATATACCTTGGAACATACCTGCTAGGATCTGCTTATCGTAACCCCAAAAGGCTACCTCTGATAAGTGAGCTATAGTAGGAGTAGTACCACGACCAGCTTCTGGTGATCCAGCTGTGTATAGTCTATAACCTGAGTCATTGTGTTCAAAGCCAATCTCCTTGGAGTTGGACTTCTTAAGTACTGGTTTAAATTCTTTCTTCATGTACTGGATGATATTACGGGACATAGAGAATAGTGCATCAGATGTAGCAGAGTCATGAGCCATAACAACTGACTTGTTAAAGGGAGTCAGGTAGGACTTCCAATAAACCCTACCACAGGCATATGTAGATAAACCCATCTGTCTTCCTTTGAGGATTATTGCACGTACCTTACCAGTTTCCTTCAACTGCTTCTCTATCATATCATTTACAATCTGTTGAGCTGCATTGAACTCAAAAGGTATAAAGCCTTTAGATGCATCCTTAGGTAGTATCTGTATTTGCTCCAAGGCAAAATCTTGAAATGAACCTTCATACCTTTTGATATCTTTACGTCTGTTAGCCTCAACTGCTAGGGCTAGTTTCTGACGATTTGAAATTACTTTTTCTGACATATAGGGAGTCCTCCGGGACTATGTTGGGTACCCCCTCTGGGGCAATACAAATATAAAAAGATAAAACTCAGTACATAGATGAAGTAGTAGTATAGTAGTATCTATAGTATCCCTAAGGACTCCTCTAGTATCCCTAAGTACTCCTCTAGGTATAGGATAAGAAGAAGTAGTAGAAGTAGTCCTTAGGTATCCTATAAGGTACTCCCTTAATGGATACTCCTCATGGTACCTTATGAGGGGGTACCTGAGAGCCATATACTCTTATATAAGAATATAGGTTCTACATAGGTAGTTATTCAGAGACCCCCTCGTATCTCTTGAAGTACTCCTTACAGTGTATAGAATCCCTAAGGATCCCTACAGTGTATAGAATCCATAAGGATCCCAATGAAGTACTACTAACTCATATGTATGGTATTCTAAGGGTCTCCTAATGTAATAATATTATATCTCTATAAGGGACTCAATAGATTACAGTACCCCCACTAGGAGTACATGGGGATACCTAGGGAGTAGAAGTAGATCTAGAGAACACATAAGTTATCCCTGTATATCCTAGGTACCTTTATATTCCCTAGACCCCCCCTAACTCCCTTAGGACTCTCCCAGTACTCCCTTAGGACTCTCCCAGTACTCCCTTAGTACTACGTAAGGACTACTATGTATTCCTAGGTAATCCCATGAGGTAAGGGTAGAGGTGGGAGTCCTCGGGGGTCCTTGGGGATAACTACATAGGGACTACATAGGTACTCCAAAGGTACTACATAGGTACTACATCAGGTACACATACCACATACATAAGGATACTTAGGGTTCAGTTAGTACCCATATCAGGATACTTAGGGAGAGCGACTACATCTACTACTCTTAGTGTAAGCCACTACGTGGCCTATGTGGATATCAATAACCAAAAGGAATATATCATGGAACTAATCATACTAGCTATGGTGTCATACGCAATATGGCAAGCTATCAAGAACATTATCTAAGGGCCACTACGTGGCTTCTTTGGATATCAATCATAATACCAATAGGATAACATTATGGAATACTCAGACGAAGAAGTACAAGACATCTTGGCTTCAGTTGTACCAGCAGACCAGTTAGTATCGAATCAATCAGATGAAGAGCTTGCAGACTATCTAGCTACTCTTCACATTAGAACGTAAAGGGTAACAATATCATGAAGTATTATGTAAACCAAGATGGAACTGTTACATTCACTCCAGTTGAAATAGCAACCACTGACCGTAAGTAACCCGGCCACTACGTGGCTTCTTAGGTTCTCCTCATTCCCCGAGGAGTTCCATATAATCATACCAATAGGAATATCATTATGTCAGACTTTAAAGTAGTACGTAACATCACCATCGTTAACACACGTATGGTAACACCTGTAACTCGTGACTTCGGTAACCAGTACAGTATCCTTGCTAAGGGTGACCAGTTGGCTTCAGTAGGACTATCTATCAACACTGATGGATCAGCATGGATCAACTCTAATGCATCTTACCCAAATGGAGATGTAATCCCTGCAATCCCAATGATTGATCGTTCTAAGCGTCCAATCACTTCGGAGTTAGGTGAAGGATCAGAAGTAGAGTTAGCTTTTCGTGTTGTAGCTACAACCAAAGGAACCTACTATAACCTAGCAGCAGTTAAGGTTATGAAGTTAGTAAAGCCAGTCTCAGTATTCGATGCATTCGATGAAGTAGACGAAACTGAGGACGTTCTAGCAGCGTTCTAACATGTAAGCTGGGGGCTCCTTAAGGAGTCCTCAACTGTTATTTAGTATTCTTAAAGGATCACTTAGGCGCGCCAGAGAGTGCGGTTGATTGCAGTCAGCGAGTTGTCACCTGCAAGTGACTATATGACCCAAGTGATCCTTTAAGAGTACATTGATTGAGTCCCGAAGGTTGGAGGTTCGAGTCCTCTCATGCAGTATGGATCAGAGTGAATTAAACCTGTAAACCTGCATAGTAGCTCTAAATAGGCAGAGCATTCGTTGGAGTAGTGGTGTAACAGCCACCTCAGTCACCCTATTAACATCATTATAACCAAAAGGATATATATAATGGCACGTATTAACATGAGCAGTAAAGAGTACAAGAAGTTAACCGAAGCAGCTGAAGCAACAACTCCTCCCGAGGAATCTTCAGGATTCGGTGCAGGACTTATAACAGGTATAATACTAAGCGCAATAGTGTGCTTCATACTGTAATCCAAAAGGAATTGTAATGATTATCGAATCAAGATCACAATGGGAAGCAAACACAGTGACCTTTGAGGACTCTGAGGATGTCTATCTACGTCTTGTAGGTAATGGCGAAGGTCTTGCAACAGTCTGGTATAAGCTTAATCAACACGCATTTGAGTGGGTTGAAGATGCATATGCCCTTGATGAAGCATGGATGAAACGTTAACCAAGAGGAATAACTAATGAGATCTTTACATTTAATTACCGATGGTCGTCTTATGCACACCATCCAGCTTGAAAGAGGTATAACTCGTCAGCAGATTCAAGCTAACCGATATGCTATTAATCGTCTTGAGAGAGAAGCAACAGGTCCTAGCGGAATCATAATCTGTGATGCAGATAACATGGAGATTGGTT